TGAAAAAGAATTTAGAAAAAAAAAGGAAGTTTAGGAAAATGAAATGGATTCTAATAACTTTATTAATATTTCTTTCAAGCATAACCATAGTTAGTAAAGTTGTTCATTCAGCTACAATTGCTACACAATCATCACATGAGCAACTCCCTAAAGATAAGAAATGCTATGCATATGAGCTTATACTGGGTAATGCTAAAAAGATATATAAAGAAGTAGCAACTAAGCACTACCTTATGAATGAATGAATTAATGATTATATTGCTAGAAAGCAAGAATAGCTGGACACTGGTAGCACTACATCCTAGTGGTAGAGCATGTGTCTTGCTAGATGGTGTGTATAAGGGTTTTAAAATCTGACAAAAAAAAAGGTGTATTATGAGTGAATGTCCATGTTCTGATTGTGAATGCGTAGAATGTTCTGATTGTGAGTGTGATTGCTGCTATGAAAACTGTTCTGAATCCTAGACATAAGATTGTTGCTGACCATTGGCTTATCCATCATAATAAATATAAGGCTTTAATATCTGCTGAATACTCTCATCAAACCGCTAGTAAGGCACAAAGTAGCGTATTTGATAGGGTTGATGTCTCAGCGTACATACAGAACAAGAGGGACATTATGAGTAAGAAGGCAGGTGTCACTGCTGAATTCATTGTTACTAAGTACTTAGAGATTATCAATGCATCCATGGGGGAAGTGTTGGTACAGAATGAAGATGGTACAGCTTCTGTGGACCTGTCTCTAGCATCCCCTGAGTTCATGGCATCACTGTCATCCTACTCAGCAGATGAATTTAGTGATGGTAGAGGGAAGGGTAAGAAGAGTGGTAAGCGTATTAGGGTGCAGTTGCAAGATAAGCTTAGAGCGTTAGAAGCGTTGGCTAGGCATCTAGGTATGTTCAATGATCGAATAACAGTTGAAGGGAATGTTAATCTGGTAGAACGTATTCAGAAGGGTAGAGAGAGAGCTAGAATAAAGGATATTACACAGGATGTGGAGTTGATTAATGATGAAGTTTAACAAAGCTACAGCAGCAGCTATATCAGCTGGTGTTACTGGTGTGTTGGTGATTATGTTTCCAGACTATGTTCCAGTGATAACAGCACTTGGAACCCTCCTTACAACCCTTATGGTGTACCTGATTGCAAATGATTAAAATTGTAGCAGCGTCCTTTCTACTCCTCTTCACTCTAGCAGCTTGTACAACTACGGATAAGCTAGTGAGTGTAGGGGTTGCTTGTGATACGTATGCATCAACTCTCAAGGTTGTAGCAGGTATGAATGAACGTGGTTGGCTAGGTCAGCAAGATATCTTGATCGTTGATAAAGTTGTAGCGACAGTAGGCCCTACATGCAAGAATACAGGTCTTGACTCAACAGCTGCACCTATGGCCCTCACTAGAATCCAAGAGGGTATTAAGGCACTACTTATAATCAAGGCTGAAGGGTGATAGCATGGGAACGGTTGAGATTGTACTAGCAGCGTTAGAAGCTATGAAACTTATCAGTTTGACTATTGAAGCGGCTACTGTCGGTGATAAGGCTAAAGCTTTAGAGTATCTGGCAGCTGTCAAGGGTAGGGTTGAGTCAGCTGAGACAGCATGGGAAGACAGTAAAGATGACTAATAAACAATAATGACCAATCCTGAAGAGATGCTAGCAGATGACATGGCTACTTTCTATGACGATCCTTTAGGGTTCGTAATGTATTCCTTTCCTTGGACTACGAACCCGGCTATCCAACTGGTCGAGCTTCCTGTCGATTATCAATTGAAGTACGGGAGTAAATACGGACCAGATGGATGGGCCTGTAGGTGGTTAGAAGGACTGGGTGAACAAGTAAAGTTAAGAGGGTTTAATGGTAGAGATGCCGTGGACCCAATCCAGTTCTCTACCGCTTCAGGGCATGGTATAGGTAAGAGCACATTGACAGCTTGGCTAGTACTCTGGATTATGAGTACAAGACCTAATTGCCAAGGTACAGTTACAGCTAATACAGCAGAGCAATTAAGAACAAAGACTTGGGCTGAACTAGGTAAGTGGCATAAGATGAGTGTTAATAGCCACTGGTTCACTTACAACTCTGGGCGTGGTAATATGTCCATTCACCAAGTTGATAATAAAGTAGAGTGGAAGTGTTCAGCACAAACCAGTAGAGAGGAGAACAGTGAGTCCTTCGCTGGGCAACATGCGGCATCTTCCACTTCTTTTTACATATTCGATGAAGCGTCAGCCATCCCTGATAAGATCTTTGATGTTAGGGAGGGGGGTACAACTGATGGGGAACCGATGACATTTGACTTCGGTAACCCTACTAGAAACACTGGACGCTTCTTCGAGAACTGCATGGGGCAGTTTAGACATAGGTACATTGTTCATTCAATTGATTCAAGAGATGTAGATATCACTAACAAAGCCCGACTCTCCCAGTGGGTAGAAGATTACGGGGAGGAGAGTGATTTTGTTAAAGTTAGAATTAAAGGGGTGTTTCCTTCAGTTGGTATCTTTCAGTTCATTCCGACTGATAATGTACTTGAGTCTATGGAACGTGAAGCTTATGATGATAGGAGTTCATCACTTGTACTGGGGGTTGATGTTGCTAGGTTTGGAGATGATGACTCCGTGATCTACCCTAGAATGGGAAGGGATGCTAGCAGTTGGAAGCCTGTCATCCTTAAGGGGGCAGATACAGTTCAAGTAGCAGGTGCAGTCATTGATGAGGTTAAGAAGTTTAAAGAGTTGGGTAAGATTGTACGTGCAATCTTTGTCGATTGTGGAGGTGTTGGTGGCGGTGTATTTGATCAGCTACATCATCTTGGTTACGCTCCCACTGAAGTTCACGCCCAGCATCGTCCTATAGACAGAGCTGGATACAGGTTTAGAACTGATGAGATGTGGGGGAGGATGAAAGAGGCTGTAATAGGTGGTCTACGTCTACCCAAGAGAAGTTCAGCCATTGGTAAAGAGTTGTTTGTAGAACTTACTCAAAGAGAATATGGATACACGATACAAGGTCAGGTCAATCTTGAAAGCAAGAGGGACATGAAGGAGAGAGGGGTCCAATCTCCCAACATAGCAGATGCTCTGGCACTCACATACTATGCAGATGTTTCAGATGATATGGAAGCTGGGACAGCATATGGACATAAACAGGCACAGAGTGATTACGATCCTCTACAGCCTAATTTCTAGGAAGAAAGAACAACATGTGCTTATCATCAGCCCCAGCTCCGGCTCCAACCGTACCTCCCCCGCCACCCCCTGTTCAGATACAACCTTCCAGCCTCTCCCCTCAAGTTAAAAGGGCTAGAAGCGGTGTAGCTGCTAGACAGCAAGCAGCTGGTCTCTCTGAGCAGACAACGGCAACTAGTAAGCAAGGATTGGTTAGTTCTAACGAGAATAGTGTAAAGTCACTGCTAGGAACGTAAATGGCAGATATAAACAGCTCCGCCCCCAATACTATCCAAGACTACTTGGCTAGACGGTTGTCTGAAGCCAAGAAGGAAAGGCAGAGTTTCATTAGTCACTATAAAGAGATTAGTGAAAACATACAACCTCGTAGAGGTAGGTTTGACACCACCTCTGATCGCAACAAAGGTGATAGGCGGCATAACCTAATCATCAACTCTAAAGGTAGCCAAGCGTTACGTACAGCAACTTCTGGAGTGTTCAGTGGTATCATGAGCCCGAGTAGGCCGTGGTTCAACCTCGGAACCCCAGACCCAAGTATGATGGAATTTAGACCTGTCAAGGTCTGGCTTAACCAAGTTGAGCTGTTAATACGTGCCATCTTTAATGCATCCAACCTATATAATATGGCGCCTGTCATGCTAGGTGAGACGATGCTATTCGGCACTGGCTGTATGCTGCATGTAGATGACTTCGAGGATGTAGCTCGTTTCTATACACAGACAGCTGGCAGTTACATGATATCTCAGAATGATAGGTATGAAGTTGATACTGTCATTAGAGAGTGGGAGATGACAGTCAGTCAGATTGTTGGTAAGTTTGGATTAGAGAATGTAAGTGAGAGTGTTAAGGATCAGTGGGATAAGTCTAACTATGATGCTTGGTACCCTGTATGTCATGTCATTGAGCCTAATCCAGAGTCTAAGAGTAAGCCACTATTCAGTGTTGATAAGGCATTTAGATCTGTCTACTTTCAACCTGACACTGCTAAGAGAGAGAAGCTACTAAGACAGTCGGGCTTTGATGAGTTCCCAGCGTATGTACCTAGATGGGGTACTGCTGGGGAAGATGTATATGGCACTGACTGCCCCGGAATGATTGCTCTAGGTGATGTGAAAAGTTTGCAGATTGAAGAGAAGAGGAAGGCACAAGCAATTGACAAGATGGTCAATCCCCCGCTTAAGGGGCCAGCCTCTCTACGTAACGTCCCTGTCTACTCGATACCCGGAGGGTTGACTATCCATGATGGTAGTAGCGATAGAGAGACGTTAGCGCCGCTATATCAAGTAAATCCACAAATTCAAGAGTTGTCTTTCGATATTCAGAAAGTAGAACAACGTATTGAAGAGGCGTTTCATGTTGATCTATTCAGGGCTATCAGTAACATGGAAGGGATTCAACCTAAGAATCAGCTTGAACTCTCCCAGCGTAATGAAGAGAGGTTACAAGAGTTGGGTCCAGTCTTGGAGCAGTTTCATGGAGAGTTTCTAGACAAGCTGGTTGATCGCACTTTTAATCAGGTTGCCAATGCTGAGATACTACCTCCACCCCCTCCTGAACTGGAAGGGCAAGAGTTGAAGATTAACTATATCAGTTCTCTAGCACAAGCTCAGAGGGCTGTCGCTACAGGTGGCATTGAACGTCTTACCAACTTCGTAGGTGGTATGGCTCAGATGAACCCAGCTGTCTTGGATAAGTTGGATATGGATCAAGCTATTGATGAGTTTAGTACTGCTATCATGGCACCACCTAAGCTAGTTGTAGGTGATGTGGAGGTTGCTAAGAAGAGGCAAGCAGATGCTGAAGCAGCAGCACGACAGCAGCAGATGGAACAGATGAGTCAGATGGCAGATGCAGGTAGTAAGGTTGCTAACATCATGCCAGATGAGATGAAGAATCAACTAGGTGATAGTTTAGCAGATGCCACAGGAAACTAAAGCATATGATGCTGGCGATGTAGCTCAGACTAAGTCTAAGAAGACTAAGTATGAATTGATACAGGATAGAGAGGCTAGTGAGCTTAAGGCTGTACTAGATACGTATGAAGGGAGAGCTGTCTTCTGGCGTTTGTTAAGCAAATGCGGAATGTATAAAGATAGCATGACTGGTGATAACAGAACATTTTATTATGAGGGGAGAAGAAGCATTGGTTTAGATGTTATTGAAATGATAGCAGAGGTGGATGCCCACTTCTATTCCCAGATACGTGATGAAGCAATTGAGAGAGATGCCTGATGGCAGAAGAAAATACAGAGGTTGAAGAAACTTCTGAAGAGACATCTGAAGATGTTAATGTAGATAACACTCTACTCACAGATTCAGTTGATGAGGAAAGCAAATCAGAAGAGGACAGCCCAGCTGACTCTAGTGACAAGGCGGACCCAAAAGAAGAGAGTGCAGTCCCAGAGACGTATGAGTTTAGTATGCCTGAAGGTGTTGAGTTGGATGAAGCTACTGCAGCTGACTTCAGCTTGATTGCAAAGGATGCTTCACTCACACAGGTTCAGGCTGACAAGTTTGTTAGCATGTACCAGAAGGCTCAGGCTGATGGTCTTGAAGCACAACAGACAGCATGGCAGGATCAGCTAGCTAGCTGGAGAGATGAGGCTAGCTCTGATCCAGATATTGGTGGAGCTAAGTTTCAAGAGAATATCGGTCTTGCCAAGAAAGGCTTAGATGTCTTTGGTAACGAGAAACTAAAAGAAGCTTTGAATACTAGTGGTATGGGAAATCACCCAGAGGTTATTCGTATGCTTACCAAGATTGGAACAGCTGTTAGCGATGATAGCTTTGTCTTTGGTAAGAACAACCCTCAAGTTAAGAAGTCCCATGCTGATTTATTATTCCCTAATCAAGGGAAAACTTAAAGGAGATAGTTAATGGCTGCATTAGCCGTAACAAACCCAACCCTTCTGGACATTGCTAAAGCAACTGATCCCGATGGTTCTATCGCGTCCATTGTAGAAATTCTCAATGAGACGAATGAAGTGTTTGATGATATGACGTTTGTGGAAGGTAATCTTCCCACTGGTCATCGTACTACGATCCGAACTGGCATCCCCGCCCCGACGTGGCGTAAGCTATATGGTGGTGTCCAGCCCACGAAGAGCACGAACGCTCAGGTTACGGACAACACTGGTATGCTAGAAGCGTATGCTGAAATTGATAAGGCTCTAGCCGACCTCAATGGCAACACTGCTGCTTTCCGCATGTCTGAGACTCGCCCTCATATCGAAGGTATTACTCAGGAAGTTGTTGACACGCTGTTCTATGGTAATGAAGGTACGGAGCCAGAAGCTTTCACTGGACTGTCCCCTCGCTATGCCAATCTAACTGCTGATGACAACAGTGAAAATGTCCTTGATGGTGGTGGTACGGGTTCAGACAATGCCTCTATGTGGCTTGTTGTCTGGGGTCCGAATACGATTCACGGCATCATCCCCAAGGGTAGTAAGGCTGGTCTACAGCATCAGGATCTTGGTGAAGTTACGCTTGAGAATGCTACGGCTGGTACGGCTGGTTCTGGACGTATGCAAGCGTATCGTAGTCACTTCCGCTTTGACGTTGGTCTTACTGTTCGTGACTGGCGCTACGCGGTTCGTATCTGTAACATCGACAAGTCCCTGCTTACGAATGATGCGTCTGGTGGAGCCGATCTTCCTGATCTCATGTTCCAAGCAATCACTCAGATCCCCAACTTGGGTGCTGGGCGAGCGGCCTTCTACATGAGCCGTAACACCATGTCCTACCTCCGCCGTCAGCTCACCAATGGTACTGGTGGTTCTACGCTTGTCGATGCGAATGTCGGTGGTAAGTTCATTACTTCTTGGAACGGTGTCCCCCTCAAGCGTTGCGATAGTTTGTCTGCCGACGAAGCAGCTATTACGTAATATAACTCTCTAACACAAAGGATAACACAATGGCTATTATGGACTCACTACTCCACTTCTCTGTCGATGGTACTCCATTCGATTGTAACTTAGAAGCGGGCACTTCACTCATCACTAACCAGATTGACCTCGGAGTTACAGGTCGTGATCCGGGTGCAGGTCAGCAGATGTACATGTGCTTTGTAGTCACCACCGCCTTTACTGATGGTGGGGATGCTGCTACTCTGTCTTTGCGCTTGCGTAGTGACAGCAGTGCTGCAATCCATGCTACAACGTCTACTGGTCACATCACCTCGCCGCCTATTCTTAAGGCTGCGCTGGCTGTTGGTGATCGCTACGTCTACCCTCTTCCTCCTGCAGGAACAAGTAACACTTATGAACGCTACCTGGGTGTTCAGGTAGTTGTTGCAACTGCTGGCTTTGATGCTGGTAATATCGAAGTCTTCTTGACGGCAGATCCTATGGGCACGAACATTGATGGTTACGCTGACGCGAGTAACTAATAACAGCTAAGGGGAGGGGGCAGCCGCCTCCTCTCCAACTTCTGGATTGAAGGAAAACGATATGACTACACAACGAGAGATTAGGAACAACTGCGATGTGTCGGCCAGAGTGGTCGCTATCGCTGCAGCTACGACCCTCACACTGCATGGCCACGAAGGCCGTATCTGCTATGTGTCGGGAACGACTACCATCACTCTCCCACCTGCTCTAGGCACTGGTGCTAAATACACCATTGTCCACGCGGCTGCGGCTCAGGCCGTTACTGTAGACGCTGCAGGCACGGACGTGTTTAAAGGGAATGTCATGGGTGTCGGCGATGATGCTTCTACTACTGGTAACGCTGAAGGCTGGACTGCTACTACGCAGACCAAGTATATCACTAACGGGACCACTACTGGTGGTGTCGCTATCGGTGACTTCATTGAAGTTGTTGACGTTGCCTCTGGAGTCTGGTTCATTAAAGGACAGATTTCACAGAGTGGCACGGAAGCAACTCCATTCGCAGCTTAGTTAAACTGGGGAGGGATTAAAACACCTCCCCTTCTTTCTAATTAAAGTGAGAACAATGCAAGTAGTATTTAAGAACGATTGGTTTGATGGTGAGCGTCGTTGGAAGAAGAACATGATGTCGCAAACTGTCCCTGAAAAACTAGAAAATATCTTACCTAGATCTGCACAGATTGTAGAATTTGAGATTGAAGGTGAGCTGTTTGCAGAGGAAACAACTCTCAGCCTTAAAGATTTTGATACAGATCGTATTGAGAGTGATTCATACTCTGCTACGATGAATGAGGCTAATGAGACATTTGCTGATAACTTTAATATGATTAGCCCAGCTGCTAAAGAGTTGATTGGGAAACACCAGCTAGATGCCAACTCAATTATAGGTACTGGCAAAGAAGGCCGTATCACAAAGTTTGATGTAGAAGGTTTAATAAGCAAAGGCCAGAGTAAAGACTCGGCAGAAAGTGATATCTAATGGCAGCTAACGCACCAGTCGCAACACACAAGCAAGTAGGTAGGGGTGTTCATTTATACTCTTGGGACATGATTGATGACAGTACTGGGGTAGGAGTGAGTATACCGGGTGCTGTTGATAAAAGTGTTCAGATGGTAGGCACTTGGGATGGCGCAACAATTTCGATGCAAGGTAGCAACGATGGTACAACGTGGTTTGAACTCAATGCAGTTCAGAACTTCACCACTGCTATCTCTTCCACTGCAGATGCCACTCCCGGTATCCAGCAGATTGGTGAGAACACCTTATGGGTGAGACCGCTTGAAGCTAGTGGCAGTGGTAGTGTTGTAGTTACGGTTTATCTTTTATGTAGAAACGGTTAATGAGTAATTTTACAGACGCAGTAAAACATTTAGACAGCTTTGTCCAAATGCATGAATCTCTTCAGTACGTCAAGGATGTCTTAGCCAACCTTGGCGATATAGAAGATCAAGCTAAAGAAGCAGCCACTATGAAAGTAGCTTTGACTGCTGAGATAGAAGGTTATAAGGTATCTGTTGAGAAGATCAAGAAGGATGTCAAAGCAGCCCAAGAGCATTTTATCGCCACTAAGGAGCAGGAAGCAAAAGCCAGTGCTGCCGCTAAACTAGATGCTCAAGGTATTAAACAACGTGCTAAAGATGAAGTAGATCTACTGCGTAAAGACACAGCAGCAGAACTTAAAGCTATGCTAGCTGCTGCTCAGGTCAAGGTTGATGAGGCATTGGCTGAAGCTGCTGATGCGGAGAAGAGGACAACCTTAGCTATGACCTTGCATACAGACGTAGTTGAGAAGATTAATAAGATTAAGGCTAGTTTCTAAAAAGGAGGGGTTATGCTTGAACTGTCGGATAGCACCACTTTGGCTACTGAGATAGAAGGCTATAGGGTAGTTCAAGAGCAGCTCATGGATGCTGTTGAGCAAATGAAGAAGGATGTAACGGTAGTTGAGAAGGTTAGTAAGCTTAAGGCTGTTTTCTAAAAGGTAGAGCTATGATTGAACTGTTGAACACCGACCCTCTGCTTGCGCTAGCGTATATTATTATAACTCTTAGCACGATAGTTATTACGGTAACGTCATTGGTAGTGATTAGACAAGAACGAGCTAAATTAAAGAAGTAAGAGGTTTAATAAGATGCTAGACTATTCCATATTAGATCAGGGAGACGTTAATGGCTTTAAGTAGTGTTCAAATTAGTAACATGGCTCTATCTCACATAGGCGCAGACTCTACTATCGAGTCTATGACTGAGAGTAGCTCTGAAGCTGCACAGGCTAACCTATGGTACGACTACTCCCGACTGCAAGTGTTGGAAGCGTATGACTGGGGGTTTAGCAGGAAGAGGTTAGATCTAGCTATCATTAATACGATCAGTGATGACACTGCAGACAACGCTTACTACGAATGGGTTTACAGGTATCAGTACCCAGCAGACTGTATAGCCATGAGGAAGATTTCAAATCCTAATGGTGTCACAGATGATGCAATCCCCTTTGACATTGAGACTACAGTTGGCAACCAAGCTAGAGTTGTCATGACTAATATGGAAGATGCCATAGCTGTCTATACATTTGATAATGAATCCCCTAGCATGTTCTCAGCACATTTCGTAGACAC